GGATGTCATCGATCATGGCTGGGAATACACCGACCTGGAAGAAATCCGCGACGAAAACAGCCCGGATGAATACAACAACCTGTACGGCTGCGAGTTCGTCCGTGATGGTGAGTCTGCCTTTAACCTCAACCTGTTATTTAGCTGCGGTGCCGACGGTTACGACGAGTGGCCGGACTGGAAACCTTTCGCGTCACGCCCGATGGCTGATCGCGGCGTCTGGGTTGGTTATGACGCCAACGGCAGTAGCGGTAACGGCGACAGCGGCGCGATCTCGGTGGTGGTACCGCCACTGGTGGCGGGCGGCAAATTCCGCACCATCGAAACCCAGCAGATACGTGGCCTGGAGTTCGAAGAGCAGGCGAAGGTTATCGAGGCACTGACCTTCAAATACAACGTGCAGCATATCGCCATCGATGGTACCGGCATCGGTGAAGCGGTCTACCAGATTGTGAAGAAATTCTTCCCGGCGGCAGTGTGCTTCCTGATGTCGGTGTCATCCAAACGCGCCCTAGTGCTGAAAATGCTTCAGGTCATTCGTGCTGGTCGCTGGGAATACGACCGCAGCGAGCAGGCACTGATCAACGCGTTCAACGCCGTGCGGCGCGTCAAGACGCCGGGCGGCATCATGACTTACGACACCGACCGCGCACGCGGCTCTAATCATGGCGATCTGGCCTGGGCAACCATGCTGGCCGTCATCAATGAACCACTCGGCCAGGAGCAGGGCGGCGGTGGCTTTGCGATGGAGTTCTGATGAAAAGAAAATATAAAACTGGCACACACCGGGCGGTTACCGCCAGTCAGCCGGATATGGCTGCGGCCCTGAAAAGCGATCCGGGGCTGAGCGCGTTTACCTTTGACGGCCCCTATCCGGTCAGGGATGGCCATGACCTGCTGGATAACATGTATTGCGCCGACAATGGCCGTTATTACGACACCCCGGTGGACTGGTACGGGCTGGCCCGCGCATTTGGTAGCGCGTCATGGCACCAGTCGGCACTGTACTTCAAACGCAATGCGCTGACCGGGTGCTTTATCCCGCACCCGTTATTGTCGCGTCAGGCGTTCTCCGCCTTCGTGCTCGACTGGTTTGTTTTCGGCAACGGTTATCTTGAACGACGGGTCAACCGGCTGGGCGGCGTGCTTGCCCTGCGTCACGTTCCGGCCAAGTACACCCGACGCGGCAGCGACCTGAATACCTATTGGTTTATACGGCAGTGGAAAGATGAACACACGTTTGATACTGACAGCGTGTGCCACGTCATCAACCCAGATATTCACCAGGAGATCTACGGTATGCCGGAATACATGGGCGCGCTGCTGTCAGCCAGCCTGTCACACTCCGCCGATATGTTCCGCAAACTCTACTATGACAACGGTTCGCACGCCGGGTGCATTATCTACATCGGCGCATCCCAGGTGGATACCGAAAGCATGGATAACGTGAAGAAAACGCTGAAGGAAGCGCGCGGTAAAGGCGCGTTTAAAAACCTGCTGTTACATGCGCCGGGCGGCGGTGAAAAAGGGGTGCAGATTATTCCCTTCAGCCAGATATCTGCCAAAGATGAATTCCTGAATATCAAATCAGTAACGCGTGATGACATTCTGGCGGCGCACCGTGTGCCGCCGCAACTGATGGGCGCTATGCCGGAAGGCAACGGCTCCTTTGGCGATGTGGAGAAAGCCGCGCGGGTGTTCGCCATCAACGAGCTGATGCCGGTGATGGAAGCACTGAAGCATGTGAATGACTGGCTGGGGATGGAGGTGATCCGCTTTAACCCTTACGCCCTGTTGAAAGCCGAGTGATACCCCGCCGCCGCCGCCGCACTCATGCGGCGGTTTTTATTCAAAAACTTTCACGTCACCCACGCACAATCTCTTTTCAGATCAATGGCTAACGCCACCATTTCCCACCCACATAAAACCGCCTCAGCGTCGCGCTGTCAGGCGCTATTACCGGATGCCGCGCCACGTCTCCCGGAGGGAAATACACACGCAGCAGGCCGGGAAATGGGCTGGATTCTGCATATCAAAGGGGATCCCTGCCTCCCCCCAAAGCGTGGGCTGTTCCCCCGTCACCTGCGCGCGACTCTCGCTTCATTTTTTGTGCAAGTGCAGAAACCGGCCCAGCGCGCGTGCGTACCGGGTGTAAAGGGTAAAAATAGCATCAAAAAAATTGTGCAAAATTGTGCGGGTTTGTGCATTGAGTTCCCGCACAGGATCGAGAACTCTGAATTTTCATTAATACTTTCTATTGGAGCTAATCCTTGTCCACTTAAAAAACTCTGGTTATCCGTTCACTTCATCACTTGACTTCAAATTACGATCATACGTACTTATTTGAGTAAGAATTGCCTCTCCTGTGTGTACCTCTGTAAGTAACTCAGCTAAGGAATTCTCTAATTCTTCTTTATTTGAACAGAAAAGCTTTTGAGCATTATATCTAATTGTACATGGGTAACCTGAATCATGTTGTAGCCATTCAGCAATTTCAATTCCGTTTTTTCCATTTTCATCAAATATAGCTAGGGCTTTATATGTCTCTTTCTTTATCCTTTGATTAACAATACTTGCAACAGAAAAAAACGCCTGAACAGCTGGACTATCTGAGATTCTGGAAAGTGTTGCGATGCCGAATGTAGCTTTGTTATCACTAATTTCGCGCACTTGAATATTTAATAGTGATATAACACTCTCTATTTCACTTCTATTTTCAGCAGCTTTTTTTGCCGCTGTGATACCAGCGAGTAATGATTCTTTATAGTCTCTCATGTCAGATTCTCTCTATCGATGAAATGACAGGCAAGTGGTCGAACTTGGATTTTGAGCTGTAGATAAATTTAATAAATTCTTCATCATAAAAAATTTCCGTCTTTGCCTCATTTAAAAACCACTGTTCTCCCCGCACGAAGCTAGAAGAAAATATTATTTGATCAAAAGTTTTCCAGTGATTGGATTCATCACCTTTGTAGTAATAAGTGCCACATCCTTCGTATTGATGGCTGTATGGATGTAAATTATGGTAAACCATATGCCTCCAGAATGGATTATACAAAAGTCCCGGTGTTTTTTTTACGAGGGAAATGTCCCTGGATGCATAAAGAGCATCGGTTAAGCTTTTATTAAATGGCTCTTCGTTAAAGTCACCAAGTATAATTATATTTTTAATATGCCTATTCTCTATGCTGGATGTTACTGCATCTCTCAAAAGAGAACCAAGTAGTATTTTTTTTGGAGACTCTTCGTAATCATACATTCTACTTGACCAATGAACTAAGTATAGAGTCAAAGGCTCTTGAGTTTCGTTAATTATAAAATCAACTTCCTGTCCAGCATGAATCTTACGTGTTACTTGGAGTTTACTTATTACCTCTGATTCAATTAAGGTTAAAATACTCGCTTTGTAAATAATGCATAAGTCAAATTTCTTTTTTCCATCACGAATAGCGCCATCATAAATAGAAAAATTAGTGTCCAGAAATAACTCTCTAATGAATTCTATGTCATTTTCAGATACCTCACATAAACATAAAACATCAACTGATTTTTCTTGTATTAGGCGAAGCAAAGTGTAAATGACATAATTTTTATGTTCTTCACTAGCCTGATTTTCTTTAGAGTGTGGTGACAGGCTAGTATTCCACCATGCGAAAGTAATTTTTTTTATACCGTCTTTTATTTCCATTTTTGTGAATTTCCTAGCCCACCAGAGAATATAGCCTTTCTATATGTTCATAATTTATGCGTGCTTCATTCTCTCGTTAAGTGTCTCAATAATGAACGAGTTCACAGAAATTTCATGCTCAGCGGCGGCCTGATTCAAGCGCTCGCCAAATGATTCAGGATAACGCAGTGTGAACGTCTTGATTTTTTCTTGCCGAGCGTAAGGCTCAATGCCCGCTGCGCTGCAATCATCCAGATATTCACGCAGTGAAATCTCACCTTCTTTTTTCAGCCCCTGAATGCTGTCCGAAACAAAATCACAATAGCCGGTCAGACCCATAAACTTACCACGAAACGCGCCAAGCTCCGGCACATAGCTGATAACAGCCGGTTGTCCGGCTATCTCAATGGTGTTTGGTGTAGATGGTTTGCTCATGGTTTCACTCCTATGCTTTCAAGCCAGTCGCGCAGGTTAGCCACTGCGCCTTTATCTGTATCTGGTGAAGGATGTGGGCGATGGAAGTTAGCGATACTGCCGTTGAGGAGAAACTTA